GTGATAAAGAACATCGATGCCAGTCTCAATCGCCTTCTTCGCTATATACTCATACGTCGCAGTCTCAATACGATTCGCCCAGCAGTGATTTGGCGCTGGCTTTAGCGGATTACCGGTTACCGTGTAATTCTCCGCTAAGCACATCGCCCTCGGACAACACCTGATATCGCCATCAAAGCAAACCTCACAGTCCCGGCAATGCTCGTAAAGCTCTCCGATCCAATCACCCATCTTCTTAAAAAAGAACGCTGTGTCATTAAACCCGTCCCAAACGTCCCCAATCTTAAACTCCGGGTAATTGGCGAAGAAGTCGCAGGGATAAATCTCGCCCTTGTTATTCACCGCCAAATACAGATACCCACATCCGCAGAAAGTCGGCGGCACGTCTTTGAGCGCAATGCCTTTCATCTTGCGGTAAATATTATTTTTTAACGCTATGTCCCACTGACTCCTCCCAAACTTTGGCTGGCCGGTGAAATAAACGTAATCAGCGATACGCCGAAATAAATCTTTAAAAGCCTCATTCTTGTTTTTGACCATATCCCAATGCCGGGCTGATGATACCCGCACGATCGGTACGCCGTATTCATACAACCAGACGATTTCCTCATAGACAAACTCTCTCTCGGGATCATCAACCACATAATGCACATCGCCTCCGTTCGATATGACAAGATCGAGCAAGGGCTTAACCTTATTTAAATATGATTTCCCGAATTTACTCCGCAGTGCTGAGACGCTCACGCTCAAATTCAAATGATATTTATGCTTCAACACCCAATCACGCACGTCCTGATCCTCAAGCAAAATCAAACCGTTCGTTGTCACGACATACCGATACATGCAATAGGTATCGCAAAGATATTTGAGCATCGGGAAATTCAAGAACGGCTCACCGCCAAAGATGCTGAACTTGATCTTGCGCTCATCAAACGTCCGTGAAACCCAATCCATCGTTGCGTCAATCACGTCCTGTTTGATTCCGCTATCTTTCTGTCTGAACTCTTTGGGCTGATAGCAATAGGCGCACCGCAAATTGCAGTCCTGCGTCATAAGGAAATACACCGTGGTGTATTCTTGCTTGCCATTTGTTATCGAGTCGATATTAAACATCCCCTCATCTTTGTACCGCTTGATAACATCCCGGCACTGCGATGGCAGGTCACCGACCGCTTTGCTGTTTTTAAGCTCAAATACCGCCATCTATCCTCCAAATCAATTTGCTTAATCCCGTTTCGATTTCCTCAATATCCAATCCAAGTCTTTCCCGAAACACTTGCCGATGCTCATCGCTTAAATCGACTATATGCGAAGCGTAAAGGTTATCCCTGTGCGTTCCGGCGATGAACAAAACAAAATTCGAGATATTGCCATTCGATCCCTCAACACCAAGTTCCTGATACGCCTGACATAAGGCATCAATAAAATCCTGAACGCCCATGAATCGTTTATGCGTGAAGCACTGAACGGTTAAATCATTCAGATTATTTTTGCTGTAGTGAATAAGCTCATCTACTGCGTTCTCATTCTCCAATAGAGCCGCTTTGAATGACGCTATATCCGCTTTTTCCTGATCCTGAAACATATTCCTCACCATGAATAAGGGTTACATTTACAATTCCACGCCGTATGATTATGCCCACCCTGATACTCACACGATCCCCAGTTGGATCCCGGCGGCGTATACACACACCAATCCCACGGCACATATCCGTCCCACGCCACAGGCGGGTTCGCCGATTTATACGGATGCTCGGCGCTGGACGGCAAATTGATACTGGCGCAATTCCAATAATGATTTATTGAATACTGGCACTCTGAATATTTATGGTCATCACACGCCACGCCAGCGTGCGAACACGTCGTATAGTGATACCCGCAATCTGCGCAATACTGGCACTGCTCGGTTTCGCAAATACACCCGGTCATTAAAGCCTGAACCTTCTGCATTGCCTGCCTAAAGTGAATGCCCCTGACCTCTGTCGAAAGAGCCGTTATTGTTGGATCCGTGAAATCCATACACCCGGAACTATCTTGCGGGCAGTAGCCAGACTCGCCCCTGCCTGATTTACAGGCCGCAAGCTCTGACCGTAATTGGTCGACATGCACCTTCCTGATCTCCGTGACCAGAGCCGTGATTGTCGGGTCCGTAAAAGACGCCTGCGTAAGCCCACGCCTCACGAACTCTGCGTTCAAGAACGCCCTGAGCTCATCAATATGAACCTTACGCACCTTTGTGGACAAATCAGTAAGAACCGGATCCGTCCAAGCCGGTGTGTTCGATGAACATTGTTTTGGTGGCATCTTATGCGCCATAATTCTCCTTATGAGGCGTAAACCGCCGTACGATCAAAAAACCCTTTTGTGCCTGATGCGTTCGTTCCGTAATATTTGTTATTCCCGGGAGATGCGGCGCCATTCTCCAGTTTCGCTGTTGAAACACCGCCGTCCTTCAACTGCAATTGATCGCTCGCAGACACCTGAAACATAGCCGTATCAATAAGGCCGTCCAAATACTCCGGTGTCGTGTCGCTGACATCAGCCTTCAACTTATTAGGCGAGTTCTCTGTCGGTAGCACACCCGCCGCAGAAGGAATACTGCCCAAACCCGTAATCGCCGATCCATGAACTTTATTGGCCGAGGTTATCTGGGCGAGTTTTGTGTCCTCAATGCCCGCACCCGGGGCAATCTTATCGTTCGTGATCTGCAACGCCGGATCCGTCAACAACTCCAGCGCATCCCAGTTGGCTCTGCACGCTGGCGGGAAGTTAATCAGAAGCATATCGTTCTCGGGTTTAGTCTTGTCCCAAGCCATCGCCCACCTCCCTTTTCTTATAATAATCAGCGACCTCATTCATGTCGTAAAGCTCGACCCCATGCTCACGCAACATCTGAATCCAGCAAACGTCATGTAACGTCATCTGCCGGGCGTAATTCTCCGCTTGCTCAGAGCAAGTGAACACAATCGGTTTTCTTTTAGGCATTCGCAGAATAATGTCCCCCCTGACCGACACATACGCCATATCGTCAGGAATCTCCTTCTTACATCTACTGCATATCAACTTGTCCATCCTCAACTCCTTCCGACTGGTTTGCGTGCTTGGTAAATTTCTGCAACAAACCATTCAACGTCGATTTATTAAAAGTTGCGTCTTTGATCCCGATGCTTTTCATCCGGCCAATAACGCCGCCGTCATTAACCTTATATAAAATGACTCCGTTCAAGAACTCGCCGTTCTCAAACTCAATAACTGCTTTGTAAGGAATCAGCTTCTTCGCCATTTAAAACCTCCTAAATTCCATGGCTATGCCAGTCAAACATTCCTGTTTGCTCCACGCCTTGGGCGTCATATAGCTTCACCGTGAAACTCGTGATATCTTTTTCCACAAACTGAGAATAAATCCCGATCCCGCTTCTTATCTCAATATGAACACTCGGCTCCTCGTGATAGGTCTTTCCAAAAAACACCTCTTTGCCGTCTATCGCCGAGGAAACCGTGTCATTGCCATAATCATCAACGTCCGGCAGATCTCCGAAATACTGGAACGTCGAGCAAGTGATCTCGTCGCCTATATTCTCCCGATACAACGTCAACTCGATCTGGAAATACCGACAGTAATAATCACCGGGCTGGTAGTCCTCCCAATCTTTCCACGTAATACCGTCTTCTGAAGTCCTTATGCGGAAACTCGCCGCTCTCAATGTCTCTTGTCCGGTAAAACGATATGATGGGCTATCGGTAAATTTCGTGACACCGTCACTGTTAAACCGCCGCCCTAATGAGGTAGCGACAACAACGTCAATGCCAATATAAACGCTCGCCACATACCCGAAATCCCTGACAGTCGTGGTATACGTTCCTGACATTACCCCGTCCGTGATCACGATCGACTCGCCCTCTTTTTCAATGTCAACCTTTGTGCCTTCCCACAATGGCTGTTCCTGATACTCGGCGATAATATTTCTAAAAGGAATCTCCGTGATCGTCACAACCGCCTCTTTTGCGTTCACGGAATAATTCCCCGAAGTGTCTATAGCCTTAATCCAATAACTCTGACCAATCCCCCGCTTAACATCTTTAGTGAGATAATGCGTCCCCTGCTGAAGCGTAATAAACTCGCCGCTCTCCCAGTCAAGCCCACGCCTAATCTCATATCCCCAAACATCAACATCCGCTATTGGCGTCCAGCCGAAATAAAGCATGTCCCTGTTGCGGTTAACCAAAAACGATGGCACGTCTGAAGGAGGCGCTGACTTACCCACGACAGTGATCTCACTCTCCGGGGCCGTTGCGAGAGAACTCTCCTCATTTAATGAATCAAGCGAAGTCACCTTGACCTTATACGTATGCCCGTCAACAATGTCGCCAATGATGCGAAACTGCGTGCCGGTGGTCTCGCCTCTCGCACGCCAGCTCTGGCCGTTATCATCGCTTATATAAATCTTCGCCTTGGCGTAAGACTTGACGAAGTGATCCACATACGCCGGACGATCAAACCAAACATCAATTGCGTTCTCAATGGTTCCGTCCGTTTTTTTCACAAGCGATTCCGTCAAACTGAGGTTATTGACTGTCGGAATCTCGCTCGATAACGATGAGTAATTATTCTGCGGCAAGATAATATCTGAATCGTCATACACCGCCTCGTTATACTCAAGCGCAGATATTTGAACCTCATGCTTGCCTTCTCGCTGAACCGACACCACCCGGAAATCTTTCTTCACCTTATTCGTTTCGCCAATAGCGTAAACATCAAACGCCTGCGGGTCCGTTGGGAAAGCCTCACACTCAATCTCACTATGAGTTCCCGTAGGTGAAGTAATAAGCCGTTCCTCAATCGTGTCATCACTGAACCTGATTTGTATCTTGTAAGACTTGCCGTCCTCAATAACCATCGCCCGATCTAATTTGATCAGCGTTGATGAACTGCCGTCCTGAACTCTGCCTGAAAAACCCCACTGCGGAACGTCATGCGAAATTGAAATAACATCGCCCGCCTGACAAGCGACAGCGTCAATCCCAGCCTTAAACGCAACCGATCGGTTAATGTAACGAGCAACTTTTAAGGCGTACCGTGCCGCACGAATGGCGTAACTCGCCCCTGTGGTAAATAGACGAATCTGGCTCTTGCGCATTGGCTCGCCCAACGCTAACGATTCCTCATCAATGTATGCGATTGTTTCCTGCTGATAGTTTTTCTCTTTATCCGTAAACTGAACCTCAATCACGTTCGGCACTTCTTTCATCGTTTTCCAACTCTGAGCGAATGAATCTTTGACAATATTCCCCATGCCAAATAACTGTGTTGGGAGTGTGGGCTTATCGATTTTAAAAGCGAGTCCTCCTGCGCTATATACCGGCATGGCGTTAAACGTGGCGCATAACTGAATCAAAATATCCAGCGCCTTATGGTTGCTGTCCACCACCACATCCATTCTGAACCGTTTCTCAAATCCGCCTTGGCCATCTGGAACTTTCTCCTCGCAATACTGAGCCATCTCAAGAAGTGAGGCGTTATCCAAATTGTCCGTGAGAATAAACTCACCAAGGCCGTATCTTTTATTTGTCACGAGATCCCGCAGACACCACACCGGATTCGCCGAGTATTTCAGAACGTATGTTGACCCGTCCCATGAAAGAAGCGTGTCGTCCGCAAGCAACCGATAATCACTCCCGTCCCAGTAATAATCCTCCCAATCAACCGGTACACCTGCGTTTCGCACGTCCGGGATTGAAACCTTTTTGCCTTCAACGATCGCTGTTATATTCGGCGTTGATCCGCTTAATTGATCTGTCGCCAACAAATGAAGCCCAAGCAATGCGGTATTGGGATAAACCAAATCGTCGGTCTTAATCTCATCGATTTGAAACAGCGTAAGATCGCCTTGTTTTAACGGTTGAAGCGAACTGTCCTCACTGGTGCGGGTAATGCGAATATCGTATTGCCCGGGCGTTAACCCGGTCTTTCTGAACACACGCCGAACGCTGGTGCGTGACTGCCCTGATATCGTCGTCTCTCCCAAGTCGCTATAAACACTTTCTGAATGAAGTTTGTATTCAACACGGTAAGTCACGCTCCAGCTTTGAATATCACCAGAGCCTGAGTTCTGCTGATACAACCCATTACTAAGCCTTAAATGAATCTCAAACGCCTCCACATCCGAATCGATTGTGGTGTAGACATACGGATTGTTCTGCGTGAGATTGGCGTTAACCGGATAAACATTGTGCAGATCCTCGAAGTTAGAGATCATGCTCTGATAATTCACGCCGAAACGTTTCTCAACAGAAACGCCGTCAAAGTTGCCGATTGGATTATTGTTTAGCTCTATTTCCTCAATCGACTCGATCTCCCCTTCGCAAAGAGCGAGCAGGATATTGAGATAATGTTTATCTCCGTCCTCCCATAAAAATTGATTAACGATATTGCCGCCTATTCGGTGCCTGCCGTAAACCACCGCCACCGGAACGCCAACCTCCTGAATGGTCTGCACGCCGTCCCAGCCATATGTAGGTGACCCCTCATCCATTCCTGTTCCCGCTCCCAGATTAAAATCAGGCATCTTGGGCTGGTTCATGTATTGATAAATCGAATAGCCCATGGAAAGCACGAAGAACGTAAACAGAAACGGATGCGCCACAGCCGCCGCCCAGACAGCGGAAATAATCCATGACACCACAGCGACGATCGGCGCTTTTACCTCCGGCACAACAACAATCTCGTCGCCGTTATCAATCCTCACAGACAAGTCCTCAATGCGCTTGCCTGTAACGATCACCCGTTTGCCCTGATAGTCAAAACCCGACTCATCAAGATAATCCCGCACGCATTTGCTCCGGGAATACTTAAACTCCCGGACTTGCGCATCCTCGGTCTTAAATGGATTGGCTATGTTACGAATTATGACCATGATCTTAACCTGTAAAACCCTTCTATCTTTTTAACCCACGAAACATCATCAATCCGTGACACGATCACGCCCTGACGACAACAATGAATAAACCGCCTGTTGCTTAAAACTATTCCCGCATGATTAGCGATCCCTTTTGAATTAACAAACAAGATACCGTCTAAAATCTGCGGGTCGTTTACCTTCTCCCAATCATGGGCGTAGTTATCCTTGAAATAGTCTTTGCCCTTAAGCCCCCAAATCTTGCTGTATTCCAGATCCTCCACATCAAAGAGAGAAACGCCCAAATCAGCGTACGCCAGCTTGAGAAAACCCCAGCAATCAAGCCCGTCCATCGTGCGTCCTCTGTGACGGTAAGAAACGCCGAGGTACTTCTCAACCATGCGTTTCTCTACATCACGTAAATTCGTCTTGATGGCACTGACGGAAACGCCCCGAACCGCTGGTAATTCTCCAGCTGTTTGCAACGTTGTTTCGTTTTGTTGCATGCGCTCTCTCCTCCCACGTACCCGCACTCCACTGACTTGAATTTCCAAGCGCAATAATTGCGGGCATACCTTCGTGCTGGCAAATCCACGCCCAACACGTCAAATTTGCCGGTCAAAGTGAACTCAACATTCTTTTGATCAGCGGAATAATTATCGATATAAAACACGTCATCCATGTGAGCGTCCGGATCTGACAACTGATCCGCCCAAACCATGCGGATGATGACCTTCTTGCCCCTGAAATCGTACTGCTCGAGATAAAGCTCGATAAGCCTCGAGACGTTGCCAAGCCTAACCTTTACCTGCTCAATCTGCCCCTGATTGTTTTCCGATATAAACTCATGGGTTATCGGAAACTTTGAGTAAAGAACACCGTCATAAGTGATATCCTGATCGAAGCTGGCCAATCGCAAGTCATTGACACCGTCATACGCCTCAAGCGTGTAAAGAAATATCGGAGCGTTTTCCTGCTTCGCTTTTTCCTGTTTAAATGTCTGATCAACTTCTCTGGGCATCACTTCACCTCTTGCAAATCAAACTCAAAGTCATAAACCTCATGCGCCTTCATGGTGAACTTAAAACTGTCCTCCACAAACCGCACCGAATACTCAACCGAATCATTCGGGTTTGTCCATGTAAACGCCATGAACGCCCCGTATTTACTTTTGAAAAACTCCCGCACCGCCTGCATGTCCGCTTTGACCCTGCTGTTAAATCTCAATCGCCACTTACGTAGCGGAGCCGCCCATTTGCGCCTGCGCTGTTCCGCACCGCTCTCAAACTCTGAAATGAGCGTCTTATATTCCAGCGTTTCCTCAAAAACAAAATCTGGCAAATACGTGAAATCGCTCATGCGTAACTCCTGATCACGGAACGAATCTTGCCGTTGTTATAAATGTCATCAGCGATGGCGTTGGATAACATCTTGCGGTTACGCCACACGTCCTGAGCGTCCCACGCCTGAATAACCTGATTGACGTTTATGGTGATCCCCTCGCCTTGGATAGATTCACCGTTATTAAGCGCCCGTAAGTTATCTGACCCGCCTACCGCTCGCATCCCTCTGCGGGAAAGCACGCCCTCGCCTGTCTGCGCTATGATCGGCACCTCATCGGGAGCGAGTCCGGAATGAGCTCGAATAAACGCACGGTTGCGTCTTTGAATCGTGCCGCCCTGATGAAACAAACTCGCCACAGGCACGCCGAATATAGTGCCGCCAGCGCCAGCCATGGCGGTAAACATCTTGATGAGCAACAGCTTCGCCAGTATGTTTGAGATCATCTGCAATACCGCTCTGCCGAAATCTGCGAACACATCTTTGATACTGCGAAGTTCTCCCGTAAACGCCTTAAAGAAAAAGTCCGAGAAAGCGTTCTGCATATTCCGAGCGGATTGTTTGGCGAACTCCTCCATAGCGTTAAATTGTTTTCCAGCTTCCTCCGCCCCCTTGCCAACCTCTTTCGCCACGTTTTTCAAAATATCGGCGGTCTTATCACCGGTGTCCTTAACCTTGGCGAAAACAAGGTCGTACTGTGCGATCGCCTCTTTTGCGCTTTCCTGAGCCGCAAGATTAAACGACTGTTTCGCCTCCTCGAGCCCTTGCGTGAGTCCATCAACATTGAACTGAATCGTGTTGTCCTCTAATGATTGTGAGAACCGTTCTACCTCAGCCGCCGCCTGTCTATACGTCTCACCGACTGAGCCGGGAAGTTTGCCTAAAAGATCGTAGAATTTAATTAGCGGAACCATGAGCTTTTGGAAAAAATCCGTCCCAAACTCTAAAAGCCCATTAAGAGCGTTAATGATTCCCTGAATAAACGCCTTCACCGCACCAGCTCCGTATTCAAGGATCGTGAATATTCCAGTCACTAACTGATTGGCAAAACCCTGAAGAAACCCGAGCACCTGCCACAACACTTGTCCTGTTGATTCGAGAAAGTCATTCCATTTCGATTTGAGCATCTGAACCTTTTCGTAGCTGGTCATCAACTCAAGATTCACCGCCTCAAGGTGTGACTTACTTCTCTCTAAAATATGATTGGCGAGCGCCTGCGCCATGTGATACTTCTGCACTTCTTCCGTGGTCTTACCAGTTGCCTTGGCGTACTCCTCAGTCGCATCTTTAAGCGATAATTGAAGCCCGTACGACCTGCGCAATGTCGTGACTAACCCGCCAGTGACTGCGCTCGATATGTTTTGAAACGCTTCCTCCGTTGTCGTACCGAATATCCTCGCCTCAACTCGAGCCTGCCGCATGAGCGCCGTTACCTGATCCATATTCAGTCCCTGCGCCATGAGAGCCGAGGCTTTATCCGCCACGTTTGAGAAATTAACCGTCTCGCTCGAGGCTTCCATCAACGCTTTTTTCATCTCCCGAGAGTTAATGCCGACACTCTCGGCCATGCGTTTGAAACTTTCCTCAATCTGCTGGGCTTTCGCCCCCATCTCCATAAGATCCCACGCCTTGCGAAGCGCTAGAATACTCGCCGTAATAGCGGCGGTTATAGCGAGCCAGTTCTGCTTCCAAGAATTAGCGAACCTCTGCAGATTGCCACGCACGCCCTCAAGACGTTTCGTCGCCTCGTCACGCAGACGCAATATGATTGACAGCTCTTTATTCGTCATCGCTTAAACCGACTCCTTCTTTTTTCCCGCTCAAGCTCTATCACCTGAAGCTCTTTCTCTATGACCTCAAAAGCGTCCAGCATCTTAGCCGACTGCTCGATCCAACTGCCATCATTCGGCAAATATCCCTGCCTATAAAACTGAAATGCCCTTAAAAAATTCGCCGACTGTCTCGTGACGATTTTAAAAGGGCATCCTCGGTACTGCTCGCCGTATAGTTCCCAGACCTCCTGTCCGGGCACTTCATACTCGCATTGAATCTTTCTCCCGCTTAAACAACTGCGGCAGTTCATGGTGAGGTCGCCCAAATGAACCGCCACGATCAGTTTTTTTGGTCGCCCTCCGTAAGTTTTGACTCGTTCAGAATCACTTCCGCAAGCTCCTGCCTTAGCTCGTTCGGCAACATAGCGATAATCCTGTCCGGAACGACGTTCCTCATCTTGCCTGCGTAATGAATCGTATCGAATTTAAGCTCGATCGGCTGTTTAGTCTGCGGGTCAAGGAAGTTATCCATGCCCTTGAGCCCGAACTTAATCGCCGTGATCTGCCGCTTATTCCAGTTAAGCCTGACTTTGGCTTTATCATTGGGATTCGTTGAACTCATCTCGTAAGTACTGCTTTCATCGTCAACCTCAGCCCTTAATACCGGATCCAATATCCCAATATGAAACACCGTGGGATTTTCCTTGTCCGTGTCCAGCTTGGACACATGCTCTCGTGTAGCGTTAATATCAATGCCTGTTAACATGAAACACCTCCTGTTTTATAAAAGTAATATCGCCAGCTCGTCATCGCCGGGCTCCATTGAGCCGGTTAAATCAAACGAAGTCTGCGCCAGTTGAATACCGTCACGATCCCCATCATCGACCTTGTTATAAATAATCCCGGGTGCGTAAAACCTGAACCTGTTGCCTTCTGTCTCTCCATACGCCAAATCGACCGCCATCGGCGTGTTGCCAAACCACTTCGAGAAGAAGTCGTGCGTGGCGACCGGAACCATCTCGGGATTAAACGATCCCTGCATGTCACGGCCGGTAATCATGAAGGAAAGAATTCCTTTTGCGTCGTCAATCTTGTCCTTCGAGGCAAGCGTGTTGGCGACATCAATCTCCATCTCCCCGATATTTAACGACACCCCATCACAGGACATCACAGCGTTTAAAAGCACCGGCGGCACTGTACTGTCAAAACTGACACCCGTGAGCATAGGCACATCAGCGACGCCAGATTCAACGCCTTTAAAACTAAAGTCCAAAGTCGCCGGTTCGCCGATCTTAAAATTAAACTTCACCGTCCCCCTGCATCCTTTGAGAACTTTCCTGATGCCGTCCTCAAAGAGCCCCATGGTTAATGAAATCACCGAACTACTGATCGGCTTAATCTCAAACCCTGCGCTCTCGGGATCCGCTGTTGCGGTTGAAGTCGCCCCGGACGTTCCTCCTGTTATGGTTTCCCCGCTCTCAAATGTGCCGCTTAAAGCGATAAAATAAAGCGTGGTCGTTCCATCAACGGTTTTAATAACCACTCTGCCGGTCGCACCGGACATTCCGCCGGTTATGGTCTCACCGTGTAAATAAGGCCCTGAGGTGATTGCGCCAATCGCTATCTTCTTCAAAACGTTTGAGGCGAACCCGCATGCCTTGATTAACCGCAACCATTCCGGCTCGACAGTCACTGAACCCGAGCCTTTAAGCTCGATACTAAAATCAATTCCAGCGGAACGTTTGCCCGCCAGCTTCCCCATCTTTGTCAGCGAAGCCCGCACAGGGTCCCGCTGATACATCTGCGGATCGTAACTCGCTTTTGGCGAGAAGTTGACCAGAATGCCTGCGTCAGCCGCCAACAGGGTTTCCGCAATACCCTCGACAGCCTCAATCTTCGCCGCAAGCTGGCGTTTTCTTATAAGCATTGACATCGTCGTTCCTCCTTATTAATTCTTTGCCGTTGGATCAGACCGTAAATGACGATAACGAACCCTTAACTCCATGATGATCCCGGCATACGGTTGCGCCTCTGTCGTCTCAAACGGAGTCGTTCCCAAAACATCGGTATCAATAGCGTCGCCTCCACGAGTCGGATCCTGTAAAACAGCTTTCTTTATATCTCCCTGCAATCTGTTCAAATACGTATCGGTCGACACGGCGTCGTTCTCGTCATTGATAAAAAATACGTCTAAATAAACCGTCAACACGCATTCCTCAAACGGATGCGGTGAACTTGTTTCGTCCTCATCTCCCGGGCTGATAACCGCCATCGGCATATCGACCATGCGATTGCCGTGCATTGACCAACGCTGAATTGTCTGAGGCGTGAAATCAAAGTTGTAGCCGTTAGCGATCGCTACCGCCTCAAGTGTGGTCTTTATGTTTTGAAGTATTCGTTCTCTTACCGTTTCCATTAAATCTTCCTCAAAGCGTTGGCGATCGACTTATTCAAAATGTCAATGCGGTAATTCACCAGCCCGTCCCACGTCCGGTAAAAACCAAGCCGGGGTTTTATCCTCACCTGCCGTTTTAAGACGTAAAGCGGCAATATCTTCTGCGCCCGCTTCGTCACCCGTGCGAGAAACGTCTCGCCTTTCCAACGCATAGCTCTAATATTTTTCAATTCTTTTGGTCGTTTATATCTGGCTCGCAATTTTCCCGCTGGGGTGAACATCTCACTGCGTGCCGATAAAGGCACAGCCAATCGCTTGCCGCCCGGGTCTTTTACTGTGCCGCCTGTTTCATGGAGCTTGGCGATCTTTGACTCTGAAAATATCTCAATGCCCATTCCCTCAATATCTGGCGACACAAAGAACACACGTTTGAAAGTGCCAAAGAGCCCATGTCCTGACGCTCCCCGCACTCCCGGAGGCCCCTGAAGCTGTTGCTGTCTGAACCGCTTCAAAAAACCTCTACCGATACGATCTAATCCATCAGCGAGTTCGAATTTAAGAACCCGGGGAGCGATTTTTATCGCTCGGTCAAGCGCACGTGTATCAATCTCTGTGGTCAACTGAACCATGCCTACCACCCCACCAAGAGGTACCACATACCCTCGTCACGGTTTATGACATCATTAATCCTCGCTTCACGATCGAAGCCTTCCGTGTCCTTAAGTGTTATGCGGTCATCTTTTTTATTTACCGAAATCACGCCGTTTGTCTCATCATTAGCGATGTAAACTTCCGCCTGCTTTTTAAGCGAACGGTTGATATTTTCTTCCGCTGGCGCAAGTTCATATCGCACAACAACGGCTTTGATTACCTTGGAAACACCAGCACCTGTCGTATAGGTGATCTCCTCGGCGAACTCGCCGCCATTTAAAAAACAACTGACGGCGTCCTTCGGCATCTGTTCTTTTAAGCTCATAGACACTCCTCAACGAGGGCCCGGGAGCCGTTAAGCCCCCGGGCGAACCTCAAATGTTAAGCGTCTACTTTCATCAGATGAGCGAAGTACGGGTCGACGATCATTTCGTCCACGTGCTGACGCACACGGAAAATGTCACTTCTGGCCGCATCGTCACGATACTGCTCAACCGTGGCGTTCTCCGGGCTGTCCGCAGTCCAAAGGAATGTTCTTCCAACGGTTGGATCGGACAATCTCTGACCCTCGCCAATAACTGCCACCATGGCGAAGTCATCGCTCCAGATATCCGCCCCCTGAAATGACTTACCTTCCTTCGCTGTGTTGTATATCGCCCTTCCAACAACGATCTTCTTAACGCCGAGGATATCCGCCATAGCGTTAAGAATTTCAGCTTCGGTAAGCCTTGCGACATACTGAATTGCGCCGGTTATCTTGTTATTACTTAAAAGCCGGTCGATGTTCGCCTTGCTTACGATGAGCGTACCGGGTTCTATCCCGCAGTTTTGCCTCACCTGCTCACGAGCGGCTCTCACCTGAGCGATAACATCGCTTGAGACGTTATCCCATGGTGCGCTCGAATAGTCGGTGAAAAGTTTTGACCCTGTAAAAACAGAAGTGTCAAAAACTTTTGAGGCAATGCGCTTCTCCTGCGCCTGCAGAACCCTGCGTGTCACGATCTGAACGGTTGTAAGCTCAGCGTCGAAGTCCGTGGCGTACATTTCCCGTTCGGAATCGTCAAGAGGCCCTTCCAGACCATGCTCCTCACAGGCGTACTGTCTATCTTTCGCCTGAAACGAATCACGGTTATAGTTACCTCGAGGCGCACGCTTGGTATCCGCCTCACGAGTGATACTTTCCCGTGTGATCGCCGGAAAGATACTCGCTTTCTTTTTGGTTTGAAAAATAGGCAGAACCTTCGTGCCTATAAATTCATCCTGCGACTGGATAAACTCCAGCGCCGCTTCCCCTAACTCAAGTCTCGGTACTGCTCTTGTTCCCTGATAGTCTGGCATTTTTTATTCCTCCTTTTGATTAGGCAAATAGCCCTTCAATGACTTCCGCATCGCTTGTTGACGCTTCCAGCGCTTTTCCGATAATAGAGCCGCTCACGACTGCGCTGATCTTGCCGTCATTGGCTCCGTAAAAGTTTCCGCCTACGCTGATAGCTCCAGCCGCAACCATCTTGAACGTCCTGCCGCTGGTCTTTAAATCAACGCTGATATGCTCGCCCTGCGCCGCCTTTGCCGCCGTGATTCCAATACAAGCCTCACCTGCGTCTGCGTATTCAACCTGCGAGCCGCTTCCTGCGCTTAACTTCACCCGGCGATAGGCTTCTAAATCCTCTCCCGCCACAAACGCTTTTGATCCGATATTAAATTGAGACATTTTTCTACCTCCTCCTTTATGGTTATTACCTTTTATCCGCTGTCGCTTTAAGAGCGTCCGTCATGCCGCACCCGTGTTCTTTCTGATACTGCCGAGCACGCTCCAAATGTGTCACTTTTTTCTTTGATACTTCCTCGCCATCAGGCCCGACAACCGGCGCTGACGCTTTCTCGATATCATCAAGCCGCTTCTGCTGAAACTTCACGACCGATTGATCGAGCGAAAGCCCCTGTTCAACCGACTCCAATGCGAGTGCGCTCATACCCTGAAACGATTCCGCTTTTTTCAGGATCGCAACCGTCCTGCCACGTTCGTCCTGAACGCCAGCGTCAAAACCCTGTTTGTGAATCGCCTCAAAAACGTCCTTCCTCTCATCTTTCAACTTCTCTACTGTTAATTCATCCATTGCCGCTACCTCCTTTTTGGATTTATTTTCTGTTTCTTTGCTTAAACGATATCTATTCAAAAACCCGATGGTTTTCTCTACCGCATCAGGATTGTTAAGGAATTTATCCAAGAAGGCTGTCATCTCCGCTGACGGCCTCACGCTTTCGGAGAAAAACGGCATACCAAAAAGCCCGTTGTTCGCCGCCGGATCGTCCACCACGTCAACCGAGAAAAGATTGGTGACACGAATGAACGGCGGTAGTTCGTTGCCATTAGCGTCCAAGCCCTCTCGTTTTTCCTCATCCCAATAAATCACCATCGACGCACCGAACATCTCCGGATCGCTTTCGGCGAGATTAAGCACATACCCGGCCAGATCCCCATCCGGCGTCTCAAAAGCCGTCTTATCGATGTGCAAGTCCGCTCTGACGATGTCTCCATCACGCCTGAAATTCCGCACCCTGCCCAAAAAAGTGCCGAGTGCGGTGCTACTCATATTGGGATGACCGAACCGTGATTTGACTCCTGTTTTCACCTTGTTCCCAAGCTCAACAACCGAATCGAGCGAGAAATCGTCAAACTCGCCTCGGCTGTCCTTCGTAACGCCTTTCGTGACTACTGCGAAGCCATTGATAACCGCCGAATCTCTATCAATCTTGACGTTGCCGGAACGTGCGACATCCGCTCTGAATAAATCTTTTTTCATCTATTCCTCACCTCCACGACCAGCATCTGCGCTGTCTGCATTTGCGCTCTTACCATCACCTGAATCTGGCTTCTGATTGATTTCGAGCCCGAGCTCTTTGATTTTTTCTTGTTCTCTTTTTCTTTGCTCAAAGCATTCCTCCCAGTCTTTCCCTTGCGCCGAATATAAATCCGAGTAAGTGATAATCCCGTTTCGGATTCCAACCTCCGCCGCTTGGGCTTCTTTCAAAGGATCAACCCATTCCCATCCCGGCGTGATCCACGATGCGTTGACCCAATATTGCTTATTCTCGTAAAACGATATCGCCCCCAACTCGCCCCTGAGATACGCTTCCTCTAAAACCATCTCCCAGACCGGCTGGCAAAGTTTGCGTGCGAGCCATTCCTGCCTCACCTTGAAATACCTGCGTGCTTCAAGCAAAGCCGCACGTGCGCTTGAGTAGTTCGTCTTTGAGAAATCCTTGGCGACTAATTCATATGGCAACCCCAACGCCGCTGAAATCGCCCTGAGCATTTTCTCCACAAACGGCTCGAACGTAGCCGAAGGCCGTTGCGGATTAAATGAGGTTATAGACTCACCCGGAAGAAGATGCCTTATCATGCCCGGCTCTAATGACTCTAAGAATTGCCCTTGAAAGTTGCGGTCATAGCCGGTGTTAAGATCCATCGATGCTTCCGAGGTGATAAATATTGAAAAACACGCCGCAATCCGTGCGGCCACAAGCTCCGCTTCGGCGTACTCCGCCAAGTCTTTGAAATACGTGAGCACTGGAGAAAAGAACGGAACCCCACGAGTTTGTCCGGAACGTTGAACCGGATATAAATGAAAAACATTCGGTCTACCGAACTCATTACGGGCGGGAATCTCAATAAAATCTCGTTCGTCCGCTTTCGTGAATCGGTAATCACCGGGATGGCTTTTTTGAATGAAGTAAGAAACCGGCTCTCCGTTCTCGCCAATCCTGACTCCAGCTCTTATAGTTTTATCCCCACGCTTATCAGGCGGCGTGGCGAGTCTGTCAGCCTCAATTACCTGCAACGCAAGTGAGTAAGGACGATTTTTGTCTTTAAACATTACCGGGATAACAATCGCCTCGCCGTTTTCTAAAATCTGCCTGTCAACCAACTGTTGGATTTCGTAAAAATCCATACGGTTGCCAGCGTCAGCGTATGGAAGCCACATCTTCCATGAACGCTCAGCTTTCTTCTGAAACTTATCCGCCTTGCTTTCAGCGATCCCGAGAGCCTCTTTATCAACCCTGCTCTGCGGCCGGATACCGGTGCCAACGACGTTCGTTGTCATGGTGTTCGTGATCCCTGAGGCGTGAGCGTCGTTACGGTTTAAGTCACGGCTACGTTCTCTCAAATCCGGCAAATCAGGAATAATGTCCTGATCGGCGGATCCACCGCCCGGAATCCAAGACGAACGCATTCTGTTTTTTTCCGCTCCACGATAAGCCCCGAACTTATCGGATAACTTGATCGCCTCACGGAACATCCGCCTCTTTAAGCCAGCCTTCGGTGAGAAGAAGCCAACTAAACCGTCTAACCCATTCGCTAATTTTTCTTTTATGTTCATACCGGATTCTCAAACTTTGCGTATGACGTGCGAGAACTGCCAGCGGCAATCTCCTGCCGTAACGTGTCCCGTAGTTTTATAAGTTCCGCCAACGTTATGTACTGCAAATTGCGGCCGCCGATCGAATACGACTGCACCGCCCCGCCAGTCATTCGGGCGTTAATCGCCGTCTCAACGTTCTCAAGCATTTCCTGTTTTGTTGGTGCGCTCATAACCTCTCCATCAGCCCAATAAAAAAACCCGACTCCCCCTTAGCTAAGGAATCGGGTTTTTATTACTTATTGGGTGCGGCGGCAGTGATCAGCTGTCCCGCTTTTAATTTTCTATTTTAAGTTTATCTCATCTCATATCTTTTTCAATTGGGTCGTTACTACAAAATAGTAATAATTATTTTTCATCATTTGCCTCAACGGATTTAAAATTGTAGCCGCAATCCCGGCAAACATGATATCGAATAGGCGGCGTGCTCGAATAACACCTCACTTCTTTACTCCG